ATATACTCTAATCTACTAAAATAATCTTGGGGAGACAAGTTATTTAAAATATCTAATAATTCTTCTTCAGTATCAAACCTAATAATTCCTTGTTCATCATAGCCAAATTCACTAATATTGGGGCAACCCCAATAAATGGGTAAGGTTTTAGTTAAAAAATTATCCCCAATTTTATTATACCAATTGTTTTGCTTTACATTTTCAATAACAACATTAAACATTGAGTCATCAGATAATACTCTTCGACCATAACCTATAATATCTACTCCCTCAGGAATATGACTTAAATCTTTTGTATAATTTCCATATCCAGGTCTTACTCCTGTTTCATGATCAAAATCTTCAAGAACATAGTACCATTTTTTAGGAATATTAATTTTAGATTCTAAATTATACACTCTATGTCTTAATTTATGACCTTCTACTAATTCTTTAGTGCCACAAATAAAGGATACATTAAATTCTTTTTCTTTAGGTGTTAAAATATAATCTTCATCTAATGTTTGACCATTATATGTAAAATTAACAGCGTTAGGAGCTATGTTTAGTAAATTTTCATTCCAAGTTAAAATAGCTGTAAAATGATGAGCGATTTTTGAAGCATTAGAATGCATACCAAAAAACTCATCAGGTTCATGTAAAAATAAAAAATTATAGGGATTTACTTGGAGTTGATTTTGATTCTCTGGGAATTTGTCATACCAGAATGTAAATGGTTTATCTTTATATTTTTCCTTAAGAAAAATTAGATAAGCATCATCATCTGGGTTTCTAAAATTAGCAAATATTTCCATTACCAACTAATTTCCCAATCTTTAAATTCAGCTGCTAAACAATCAATTTTATAATCTTTACGTCCACCTACTACTTCTTGTATTCTGTTTTTAGCAGTATTACGGATACCGTTTAAACCATGAGTTAATTCCAGGTTATTACCGTCTTTAATACCCTTACGATAATTAGATTCATTATGCCATATGTGAAGATTCATCTGTGATAAAACTACTATAGCACGAATAGTTTCAGCTGTGATTTCAGATTTATTTTCATCTATGTGAGCTTGAATATCATGAACTATATCAGCAATTTCTTGAGCATATTCATCTTTATGTTCTGAGATGAATACTTCTTTAAGTTGTACAATTGATAATCTATCTACTAATTCACTAAGTGTTGGGAGGTATTTCCTATTCATAATAATTATTTTCTTCTAAGTTTTTAATTGCTTTGTTAATATAATGAGGAAGATTTGCTTCGAAAACCTTTCTTTGGTCTAATGCGTTTTTCTTTATAGAAAAGTAATCTTTATAGTATTTAACAAATCCTCTTTCTTTTAAGGGACCTATAGGATATTCAAAAGTTGTTTGACCTCTCATAATATACTGTTGAAAATCAATTTTTTTGCTTTGGAGATGCTTAGCAATGTTCATAGCATAAAAATCCCAACCCCCATAACCTGTCCATTCTTCAGGCATTCGAGCTATATCTTCATAAAAAGATTTACTATAAACATCAAACCACCAAGCAAATTTGGGATGAGTAATAGGTTGTAAAGATACTTCATTATCAGAATTTTTAAATTCATGTCTAATTTTAAAGATATCTCCTTCATTCCACTGGTTATAAGGAACTCCTAAATAATCTTTATTAGTAATTTCGTCCCAAGTCCAATCCCACATTTTATAAATTTCAGCTGTAAGGACAAAATGTTTGTTTGGGATTACTCTTACAGATTCTGCTATTAAATAAAGCAAATGTTCACTGAAGTAAATATCAGGACACAAACCAATGTAATAATCTATTTCAGGTTCATAGGCTAATTTTTGAACATCAAAAAACCCATAATTTTCTTCACCTTCATAAATAATAGGATTTACTTCGTATCTATCTAACAACGTAAGTAAATCATTAAATTTATCTATGAAAAATTGTTTTGGCATTTTAGTATTATCCCAATCAATTAAATAATCAGATAAATTTAAAGCAGCATCAATCTTAATAGTAACATCATCCTGGAGGTAAAATGATGACTTTTTAAGTTGGGTAAAACTTAAAAAAGCATAATCAATCTCCCAAGGCATTATATGGTATGAGATTTTTAACTTCATTTAGTTAAAACTATTAATTTATCTCCTGTTGACCATCTTGTTGTGTGGCAATACGAAGCATATTCATAACCATTTTCCTTTAACCATCCTTCTATTTGACGAGCATCATTAGCATGAATGTCTTCTATAATGTAATAACCACCTTCTTTTACAGTTGGATATAATATCTCAAAACTGGTTCTAATAGCGTCAAATTTATGCACACCATCGTCTATAATGATGTCATAATCTCCACCCATCTCTTCTACACATTTATTTAAGTCATCAGCTATAAACTGATCACCAATAAACACACGACACCCTAATTCTTCCTCTAATATTTTGGATGCAGATTGTATTTCGAACCCAACAAAGTCTAAATTGGTAAAGTATCTATGCCATAGTTTAGGTGATGCTCCTTTAAAACGATTATCCCAAATACCTATTTCAAGTAATTTAATTGGATTATCTTTAATAGGGTCAAAATATTTTTCATACACTTCTGTATAATTGTGTTGTTCTCCTACGGATGTGCCTTTGTCCATCCCTATTTCATTAGCTATTTCTGTTAATATACCCATAATTGTTTATTTTTTCCAAAAACTATAAATTCCTTTTTCTAATTCGTACTGATCCCACTCAAATCTGTCTCGTTTAGGTTGTTGTTGGGCCCATTCCCACATTTTAGTTAAACCTTCTTTTAGGTCTGTCTTATGTTCAAACTTTAAAACATCAATAGATTTTTGGTAAGTAGGTATAGCTGAATGGACTTCATGACGTTTTTCTAGGTATACTTTTTCAGCACCACCAACAACTTCTGCTAGAATATCTGCAGCTTCATTAATAGTATATTCATGTATGCCCCCTAAATTAACAATCTGTTTGGATGCTTCTGGAAGAATTGCAGCATTCCATAATGGCTCTAGACTATCATCAATATAACTAAATGCTCTTTTTTGTGATCCATCTCCAAATATTGTTATAGGTTGTCCTTCCATATGATAGTACATCCAGATACCTAACACATTTCTGTACTTATCCCAAATGTTTTGTTTAGCACCATAAACGTTATGAGGTCGAATAATACAATAATCTAACCCATGCTGTTCATTAGCTACTTCGATATCCCTCTCACAAGCCATTTTAGCAATGCCATAGGGATCTATAGGAGCTCTTTTCATATCTTCACTAAAAACTCCACCTTCACCATACCCATAGACAGCCATAGTAGAAGTAAATACTAATCTTTTAACATTATATCTGATGCATTCATTAACAATAGCAGCTGTTGATCTTAAATTATTATCATAATTATAAGTTCGGATAAAAGGAGATAAACCTTCTGCGGCATAGGCAGCAAAATGAAATACGTAATCAGGTCTAATTCTATTAAATACTGCTTCTAATGCATAGTTATTTTTAGATAGATCTAATTTATTAAAATGTACTTTTGGGTTAATATTTTCATGGTACCCCCCACTAAGATCATCTATACCATGTACTTCAACATTTGGGTGGTTTTCTATAATCCAGTCTGCTAAGCGACTACCTAAAAGTCCAGCAACACCCGTTATTAAAATAGTTTTTTTCTCCATTATAATGTATCGTAATATGCGTTTTGTTTTTCTTGTCGTTTGATATCTTTATGATGTTCTAGAGCAAATTCTTCTTCTAATGGTAAGATACTATGAGTTTCATAACCCTCCAACACCTCGTGAACTTTATTTTTCCATTGGATTTTACCATTATTTTTATAAATGCGCCATTGAGGATCAGGCCAATTTACTCTACCTCTACTGTCAACAGCCCATCTCCATTTTTGGATATGTTCTGGGGTTAACCCACTTACAGTGTTTACCCGAGGTACTCTCAGAGCATCAACATTGTTTGATTCTAAAATAGCAGGTAAGTATTGTAATAAAGTTAAATTAGGAACCTCATCAGCATCAATTTGAAATATATAATCCCCTGTACAATTTTTAGTAAGATAATTTTTTAATGCTGAAAAATCTCCTTCAAAGGGGAAAGGATACCATCTAAATTTAGAATCATTAACTGAATTAGCCCTGAGGTAATCTTCTATAGGTTGACTACCATGGTTTTTATCAAATACTATAACAATTTCATCTTGATCTCTCTTATGTTCTAGAAGAAAATCAAGTAAACGTTTTATCTCTAATATTTCATTACAAACTGTAATGGCATAACTTATTTTCATCATTCAGGTTGATTAAAAATTCCTATGTAATCTAAAGCTTCAATAAAATCTTTCTCATCAAATTCTTTAAGAGTACCCATATCCATTCTTTGTTCATAAAATTCTCCAGGTTTGCCGGGAATTGGGTACTTTTCTTTTTCTTCGGGTTTTACTTTTACTGATTGAACAGCTGCCCACTTCCAATTTTCAGCACTAGTACCATTAGCAAACACCATTCCTTGAGAAGGTAAGTTAATAGTAGCAGGCATCCAAACCTTACCTTCTTCATCTTCACCCATTAATTCTTTATACAGGTTAGGAAGAAGTTCAATTTGTTCTTTAAAAAATTGAGAGTCTTGTTTCATTAGGGTGTTGGTTATAAAACCACACCCATAACATTGGTAATTATTAATATCTTGATTTACTTCTTGAACATAGCACGCATCGGAACCACATCTTTCACATATAACTAAATTATCCATTTGTTTTTTCTTTTTTAGGAAGACTGATTTTTTTAATTTGAGGTAATTTTAGTTCTATTTTTTTAGGTAATTCTGGGAGATTAGTTGAAAAAATTTCATTAAGTTGTTCTTCCATTTTTTCAAAACTAAAATTAGTCCTACTAAAATAACCTTGACGTTTACCTTTTACTTTCCAATCTTTATAATTTTCAAAAACATCTATCATAAAATGACCTACATGGTTATGATCAACACTAAACCATTGAGATTCTTTAATTAAAAAGTCATTAGCTGTTGAAGGATGAACATTAGTTAATGTTCCCCCCATTAAAGCACTAAACTCAGGATTAAGGAAATCTGTATGACCTGACCATCCTGTGGCAATAACAGGTTTATTAGTTAAACTAAATTCAAGTAATGGGCGACCAAAACCTTCACCTTTAGTTAAACTAATCATAGCTTTTACCTTGGGATGGTTATACAATTCATTCATTTCTTGATCTGAGAATTCACCGTGGAGAAGATAAATTTTAGGAAGTTTATTTGAAGGAACACTACTCATGATAGAATTTATACGCTTTTGCATTTCATATCTATCCATATAAGAAGATCCTGCTCCACTTGTTTTTAAAATTAAAGCAGGTTTTTTAGATTTACCTTTAAAAACTTCATAAAATGCTTTAACTAATAAACCAACATTTTTTCTATCTTCTCCCATCTGTCCTGTCATCCAGTGTCCTACAAACAAATAAGCAAAAGATTCAGGTATTGAATTTAAAGATTGATACAAATCGTTATTAGTCATAGGAGTATCTAAAGGTTTGTAAACATTTAAATTAGCTCCTTCAATAAGAACTTCAACAGGAGTAGTTAATTTAACTTCTCTTTGTTGACCATTTTGTTCTGCTGTATAAGAAGTAGTTTCAAATACCTTTTTAGAATGGTTTGATGAAGTAAGAACTAAATTCATTCTATTACACCCTTCAATCCAAGAATGAATACAGGCTGTGGTTTCAATACCAGCTGTTACCCCAATATTATATTTCCCTACGGGTTGGAATTCATTTGGGACTGTAATCTGACACCAAATATCAGGTTGTTCGGTTAATTGGCCTCCTGTTAAGTGTTTTTTTAAGAAACCCCATTCTTCAATGTGATCATCAATAAACCCAAAAGGAGTACTTCCCCAACGTTGGGGTAAAATTCTAACATCATATTTGTCTTGATTTATAAGGGCTCTAACAAAATCTCTTGAACGAGCACCATAACCTGAATATGTGTCAATGGGACAACTTACGTAAAATGTATTTTTCATTAATAACTTAATTTATGTTTTAAAACTCTTGGCTCAAAATCTGTATCGGATGTAAACTCAAATTTTTCTCTCGGTTGCCAAGTATTAAATAGTTCATCCATTCCTTCAATAATACGTTGGGACATTTGTTCTGAGGTAAAACCGGCTTCATCTGAAGTAGCCCATTCTAATCCGGCTCTTCCTCTTTCTTGTCTTTCTTCTTTACTCATACTATATAATTCCATAATACGTTCTGCAGCATCTTCAGCATTACATCTATCATCATAAATGTATGGAGTTGCTGGGGAACCAACTATAGATAAATTGCTTGGGTAGACTGGTAGAGCCCATTTACCATGTTTTTTATAGGTTCCTTTATGATTTGAAGGAAAATCAGCATTGAAGTTAATCCAATTTCCATTTTCATCCTCAAAACGCATTTGGTCTTGCATACCACCTGTTACGTTAGCAATAAAAGGAGTACCTGTTAATAAGGCTTCAGTTAATGACAATCCCCAACCCTCAGCAGATGATAATAAAATTACCCCATCAGCAAAATTATATAGCATATTCATGCCTGGAGCTGGTTGTTTATCAGCTGAAATTACAATATTAGCATCATTATTAGGAAATAGGTATTCAATAACAGCTGGAAGGTCTGTACCATGATCTGATACGGGTTCAGTATGGAGAACTAAAAGACATTTTTCTGCTTTTTCTTTAGGAAGTTGATCCATAAATAATTTCCAAGCTAAAATAGTATCAGGAATTGATTTACGTCTAATATTTCTTGAATTAAACAATAAAACAAAATCATATTCCTTCCCTCTAAACAAATGTTTTTTAAACTCTTCCATATCAGGAGTAAGTTCTGTAACAGGTTGGAAATTTTTATTATTTAAACCATGAGGAATATACTTAATAATCTTGTTTTTGCTTTTTTCCCCTAGTACTATTTGATTTATATTTACTGTTTGTTTTGAAATACCAAATAGAGCATCACACGATTCATAGTATTCTTTATTATACATTGGAGCTGGAAGATCATCCCAAATATTCAAATAAGCAATAGGAATTTTTTTACGAATCTCATTTTCCATTTGGAACAACCAAACAAAATATCTAGGATCTGTAATTAAAAAAATTGCATCTGGATTTTCCATTTGGATAAGTTGTCTGATCATATTAGGATCTCCATATCCATCTGTGGGATATAAAATTACGGAAGAATCAGTGTTTCCTGAGAGTTTATCAGTATCTTGGGATAAATCAATTCTTTTACCTTTATCAGGGTGTTGAACTGCTCCTGCTACTTGAACCCAATTATATCGATGTGAGGTATTTACAACCATTTCACGACCAATTTGAGCAACTCCTGAATGAACTCGAATGTCATCCGTTAGAAGAAGGATTTTTTTCCTATCTTCGGGTTTAATGTAACCTTCTTTCATGTAGTTTTATTTTTCTAAATTTAAATTTGTGTGGTTTGAAATTTGTTTTCTAAAATCATCATCTGTAAGATACAAATAAATTGCACGGTCAGCAAGCTTTTGGAAAGAAAACTTACGTTTTACACACTCGATTTTGAAATTTTCAAACAAATCACTTTGGATTTTTACACTTGTTAATGTCATGTCTTTGTTTGCCATAAATCTTTATTATTTATTATTTGATATACATATATTAAGATTCTAAAAATTATATTCTTTAATATAATCACTACAAATCCCAATACATTCTGTTAAATTATCTTTATATAATTCAGGCATTACTGCTATACTACCTTTAATAGGTTGTTTACCAGGGTAAGCCCAAATATAGTTTCTACTTGTTAATGTTACTGTGTCTTCTTGGTGCCAAAAGTAGTTAAACCCTCCTATTGAGTTAAACCATTCTATAGCTTCTACATTTTTACAATGTACCCAAAGTTTATGAGCTCTTTTATTTAACCAATGTTGAGTTATTCCGTGAATAGGTTTATCATGTCCTAAAAATAAAACTCCATCAATTGACCAAATATCAATTTCTACTTGATAACCTAAACTAAGAGCATTATCAATATATTCTGGGGCGTTTTCTAGTTTAGAAATGGGACCCTCAAGGTTTCCTCTGTGGGAAATTAAAATTTTTGAATTTTTTTTAGGTTGTTCCATGCTATAGTATTTACATTTTCGGGGTAACTAGAACCAAAGAAAACAATTGGTCTTTCTTGTTTAAGCATCCCTATTACATTATCAGGATTGATAGCTTGTATGTTATTGTCTATAAGGTAATCTTTTAAAATTTTATGTATAACCCATGTATCACTTTTTTTAGCTTGTTCTAACAAACTATCATATAAATTAGAATAAGTTAACATTGTGTTATAATCTCCAAAAGCAAATCCATCATATAACCATCCTGGTTCTGTTGGCAAAGTTGAATAATGAGCTCCTATTTTTGATGTGGTTTGGGTATTTAATAATTGATATGAATTTAAAGGAGTTAAGTTTAAAATATCAAATCTGGTTCTAATAACAAAATCATACTCTACATTAACAGTTTTTCCATAACCTTCTACTATTTGCATACAATCCTTTATTTTATAAAGCATTGGTAATGTGTTAGCAGGACTAGAATTACTATTATTAGGGAATTTAGTATAAAAATTTTCCCATTCGTTATATCCTTCTAAATTTTCAGGTATATTAGGATCTGTTTTTATTAGGGTAGGTTTATATAAATCTTTAATATCTAGAATGTCATCTGTCTCCCAGGTAGAGATAAAAATATCATATTCTCCTGGGAGTTTATCTAAGATATTTTCTTTAAATAGAGTATAGGTTTCTCTATAATACCTTGCTAAACCTGATATGCAGATAGCTGTTTTCACTTGTAATTTTCTAAATAATATTTTAAGTCTTCGGGTGTACCTAATCCCCACATTTTAGGAATATCAAATGTACGAATTTGTTTACAGTCAGCCACAGCTTCGTTAAAAACAGGACATACATAAAATTCATTATTTACACGAATATCTTTTTCAATCATCTGTTCTGCATATTTTACAAAATCAGAACCATGTTTCCAATAATAATAACCTACAGTTGCAATATCCGAAATTGGATTTTTCTCTGCTACTTCAGTTACTAAACCATTTTCATCTACTTTAGCAAATGACCATTTTGGGTGAGTTGCTCTAAAAGTAACAATACCCCCATCAGCATCTGTTTCTTGCATTTTGTACATAAATTCATTTGAATCCCACTCTACAAATTGGTCTGAGTTAGCAAAGAATAATGGGGCATCTGTGTTGATGTATTCTTTAGCCATCAAAGCCGTACAAGCAGCACCTTCAGTTAATCCATCTACCTCTACAATTTTACAATTAGGAGTAATTAAATTAAGTAATGTATCTAAATTATATTTTTCACGATGTGATTTTTGTACAATATAAATAAAATTAGCTTTAATATTAAGATTTTCTACTACAACCTGAATCATAGGTTTATTTTGAACATCAATTAAAGGTTTTGGAAATGTATAACCTGCTTGTTCAAATCTACTTCCAGCTCCAGCCATTGGGATTAAAACATTTAACGTTTCATCTCTCCAGGCAGGGGGTGTTTGTTTTTCTCCCATTTCTATTTCGTTTAATTTTTTAAATATATTTGTGTATGTTACTTCTTTTGGATTTTTTACTCTTAAAATATGAGATTTACTTCTAGCTGCTGCTAATAACCCGTAAGGTGAATCTTCTACAATTAAAGTTTCTTCAGGCAAACAACTCATTACTGAAATTGCTTTCCAGTACATTTCAGGGTGAGGTTTACTATTTTTTACATCTTCATTAGATATAATTAAATCAATAAACTCAATAACTCCTAATTTAGCCAATACAGTTAGTACTGTTTTACGAATACTATTAGAACAAACTGCTAATTTATAACCATCTTCAGATAAAGCAGACATTACGGATTGAAGGGTTTGATTGGGTTGGAGCTCTTTTAACATTTGTAAAGTCCAATACTGTTTAGCTTCCCAAACTGATTCATGACTACTCTCAGGTAAACCTTTTCTTTCAGTTAACATTTGAAGTTTTTGGGTAGTTTTTAAACCATCATAAACTGAGAGATGTTCGTTCCAATCGATAGCATACTCACCTAATGCTTTATTCAAAGCATCAAAATGGATATTTTTTGCTTCAACTAAAACTCCATCTAAATCAAATATAATTAACTTTATCCTATTGCTTCGCTGCATAATTCAGGGTTATCTTTAAAGGGACAAAAAGTACAATTCCACTTTGATGGATTTGCTTCATATTCTTTTTCTTTATATCCATTTTTATCAAATACTTCTTCTATAAATTCATTTAGAGCTTTAGTTGCTTTGTTAAGTTTTACTTTACCTGATGCTGGAACAAATGTTTGAATTCTAGGAATCACAAAATCAGGATGATCATAAACTTTACGTTTTACTATAAAGAATTCAATATCAATATTATCTACTGGAACTCCAAATTGTTCTGAAAAGAATTGTTTGTAAAGAATTAATTGAAATTGTTTATCTTCATCTTTTTTAGTTTTATCATCCCAACCTCGAGTAGATGTTTTAATATCAATAATTTTAAACTTATTAGTAGTTTCGTTGTACATAACAACGTCTAAATAACCTTGGTATATAACGTTATTATAGCGTTTATTAGGTGTTACCACAACAGGTACCTCACACCCCACCAAATGCCATCCTCGTTTACTAAAATACGCATTACGTTTTTTAGCAAATGTTCTTATAATTTCAACTCCATCTTCAAAAAATTCTCTCAATTCCTCAGCTGAGCTGAAGTGTTGGTTTCCATTTTTCTTGTATTGGGTTTTATATTCTTCTCGAAGGGCATCTTCAAATATTTCTACAAGGTTTTCTCTATCAGCTGCAGCTCCACTTTGCTCATACATTACATCTAAATAATGCTGCAAAGCTGTATGGAGTGCTGTACCAAACACAGTATGAATAGTAGAAGTAAATACTTTAATACCTTCTTTGTATTGGAGAGACCATTTACGTTTACAACCCCGGTACATTGAAAATTGAGAATAAGAAACATTTTTCTGGTAAGCGTAGTTAATCTCAGCAGGTTGATATGCTCTTATTTCTTTTACAATTGGGGGTATTTTTTTCTTTTTAGCCAAAACTTTTAATATATTCTGTTAATTTGTCTATGTCTTTAATTCTTTCTTGTGTTTGATACTCAGTATAAAAATCATTACGAACAAAATCTCTATCATTAAGTATTTCACTATACAAAGGATCTATATCTTTTGGATCTTCAGTTTCATCAAATCTGTAATGTTCTAATACAATATTATCTTCCTGTAAGATATGAACCTTAGCGTAATAAGCCAACTCACTTAACCAACTATCCGAAGCTGTGTTATTAGATATTCTACCTGTTAGCTCAATAAGTTTTTTAGGAAAAATAGGAAAGGCAAACCAAACATATCCTGGAAGATTGGGATCGGTATTACGTACATAATGGGTTAAACTTTTAGCTAAGGGATTTAACATTATAAATTTACCATTATGTTCTTTAATAACTAAATCCCAATTATAAGATTCCATTTCAATATCATCAGATAAAGTAAATAAGAAATATCCTGAAGATTGGGTAGCTAAATAGTTAAAGATTTTATAGATATTTCTATAACCTCCTCTTTCAAAAAGATAATATTTTACATTAGGGTAGTTTTTAGAATACTCGTTTAAAAAACCTATAGTTTCTAAGTCATCAGTATCAACCCCACACAAAACCTCAAAATTACTTTTATCATAACAAGTTTTAAATAAAGTATCTAAAGATAACTTTAACTTATTAACTCGGTTTCGTGTAGGAATTAAAATACTTACTATAGGAGTTTTAATCCCCATATTATTTTTTCCATTTATCTTTCATTACTAACATAGCAATAATACCATAATTAGCAATATCAAGAAAACTATCAATCATAGGTTCACTAGTAACATAAACTCTACCTTTACGTTTTAACAAATTTTTTAAACGATTGATTTTGTCATTAACACGAAGCCAAATACCTGTAAGAGATAGTTGGATGTCTTCTGGGTCTTCTAGGGTTGAACCTAAAGTAATATTTGAAAGCCCATAATCCATCATTTTGCGAGCAAATAAAGCATATTGTTCTTCTTGAACTTCTTTAAAAGCTTTAGCTAGTGTAGGATAGGTTTTTTCAAAATCACGAATTGCTTTTTCTTCACCTGTTTGATCATTGTAACGTGGTTGAACTTCTTCTTCTAGCATATCTGCTATTTTAGATGTAATACTTCCCATAACTTTTTATGTTTAATGTAATAACTTTATTTACTTTTTCCAACCTCTATAATATAAATCTCTACAACCTTCATTTGAAACCCAATAATTCCAATTCATTTCTGAAAATGCTGGGATTTTTTGGAAATCAAATTGAGTAAGATTTCGATAATAATCTTGCCATCCTTCTATATTTGCCGTTATTGGGGATGACTCCGGAGATGTTCTTACAGTTCCATGTTCTGATCTTCCTGTTGAAGCACAAGTAAAAATCATTATACCTCCTGGGCGAAGAAGATTAATCATATTGGTTACTGTAAGATCATAGTAAGGGTCATGTTCAAAACATTCACAGCTTATTACAGTATCAAAAAGTTGATCTGATTTATATAAGTGTCCTAAGCTAACAACATCCACACATTCTCCTTCTCCTATATCTACCCCAATATACTCACAATCCGTAAAATGGCATCTTACTGAGGGTTGACCTTGAACACTTTGAGAGCCAATTTCTAATACTCGAGCATTGTTAAAATATTCGGGATAAAGATATTTGGTTTCATATACAAAATGTAAAATTTCGTGATGCATTAGATAACTTGTTTTCTTATTAAATATTTTTCAATTGCTTCTAAACGATCATCAGCATCTGCTAACATGGCAAGTGCTTCTTCAGCATTTTTATAAAAATCTTCTGTTGAATGATCTCCAATACCTGCTGGGTTGTTTTCTAGTAATTCTAGAGTTAGTAGAGCTTTTGCTTTATCAGCGACAGCTGATGTATAGAGCATGTCTTTTAATTTACTCATAACTTTGCTTTTTTAATTAATTTATCTGCTTCTTCTTCATTTACCCCCATGTTCCAAAGGATATGGCGTACACCTTCTTTTCTTAAAATATCAATATAATGATCAGCTTCACCCAAACTGCATGAAAGATGTTCAGCAATGTATTCTGCTAATTCTTGATAATTTCTTTTGTTTTCATTCTTGATGTACTTAAGCCATAGTTTTTTCTTCGGAATCATTTCTCGGTAAATGGAATAAATTTGTTTTTTATTTTGTGGACTAATCTTCTGTACATAGTTTACAACATCTATGTAACCTATATACATCGATACATATCTGTGTATCATGTAAGAGTTCCAATTATCCCACGATTTTTCCGAGAAAGAATCGGGATGAGACTTCTTTACAGTTATCTCATCCAACCATCCAAAAATATTTTTTACCTCAATTTGAGACATTAAATAACATCATTTTTGTATTCTTCTCTCAATTCCAAAGGAATAGTACTTTCAAGAATTTTACCGGTTTGAGGATCAAAAAACACAGGAATAGGCATAACAGCATCTTCTTCAGCACCTACTACAAATTTAGATATTTTACGAAGAATTACTCCTTGTTGGAATATTTTGTTTCCTTCTGGGGTTTCAATTGAGGTTGTGTTTTTTAAATCAATGTTAAGATTCATTTGTTGTTGTTCCATAATTTATTTATTTGTTTTTGTTTGTTTATAATCTAAAATAAAGCCAATTAATACTAAAATATTCATACCTAAGCTGGCTAAAATTTCATGTATGTCTTGATAAACTGAAGTCATTAGATGAACGTGTCCAATCATCCAGAACGGTATGGCTAGGTTTTGACTTATCCAAATTAAGAGAAATTTTAAGAAATGTTTCATTTTTTACAATATAACATTGCTATGGGATATTGTTTATGTATCCATTCAAATTTAAGATTAAACCCACACTTACTTAATTTTTCTAAAGTTTTATAAATCCAAATACCATCAGGTGAACAGGTGAAATGGATTTCTATAGCAATTTTATCAACTCTTTTAAATAATTCATCTGGGGTATCTATTATAAATGCATATTCCCCACATTCAATATCTATTTTTAAAAAATTAATTTTAGGAATATTATAAGTAGTTAAGATTTTATATAGAGTCCAAACGTTTAATTGACCATCAGGACCAGTACTTTCATTAGTTATCCACCCTAAATGAGGGACAATATTAGGATCATATTTAGTATTTTCTATTAAAGAATTATACCAAAACTCTTTAGCTTCAAATGAATATACTTTTGAGGCACCTTTAATATCTCTAGCATATCTACTAAAAATACCAATATTAGCCCCACAATCTACTACAACATCTCCTGGTTCAACTTCAACACCAAATCTAGAGTATTCGTTATCATGGATGATTTCATTATAAAAATCTTGTAGGATATTTAAATCTTTATCACCTTCAGGTAATTCTGGGAATGAGAAATTATCAAGCATACTTATTTGAGTTCAATCAGTTTAGCAATAAGAGCCATTATATTGATTTCTTTATCGATACGAAAATTAGCTTGATATGAATACTCATTTACAAGGATTGCCACCATTCCTTCATGGCCAGACGCATATACTCCAGCGTTATCATAAAGGAAACGATATAATTCCTCAAAATCTTGTACATTCGAGTTTGCGATAACTTGTCTAATTTCATTCCATTTTGGTTTTGGCTGTGACAACATTTTAACTACTTGAATCATGTAATTAGATGATACAAGTATTGATTTATCTATTACTACCTCATCACCTTGAATTGATAATTGAATAGTATTAAGCATTTTACGAATATAAGGATAATCCTGATTTATAATGCTTTTAAATCATCAGCGGT